AATAACGCTGTAACAACTGCGAATAACGCTGTCACTACGGCTAATACAGCAGTGACTACGGCTAACGCTGCAGCATCTGCTGTTGCTAATGCCATTCTGTTTGACACGGTTGCAAACGTAGCTGCTATTCCAGCGACACCAGCTAACAATGATGCTGTTGAGGTTATTGACTCAACTGGTATTCAGGGTTTTACCCCACTTACTGGTGTGCCAGCGGGCTTTGTAGGTAGCTCTGGTCTTTCTGTTCGCATCGTCTACACCACAATTGGTAATACCTGGAACTGGATTCAGTATTTCCCCAATGATCCAGAGACGCGCTACCTGAAGTTCAGTGGTGGTACACTTACCGGCCAGCTTCGGGGCGACGATAGTACCAGTGCATCTACTCCAGGCTTCGCTTTTGATGGCGATCCAGACACTGGTATTGGCCGGCCTGGTTCAAACGAGCTGGCTCTTGTCACTGGAGGCGTTACCCGTATCTCTATTGATTCCACTGGAGTTGCTGCATTTCAAGCACCCTTTACGGCCCCCGGCGGCGTTTTTGAGGCTGGAGTTCTACTTGAGAATGTCGCGGGTACTGCTGGCGTCCTTTTGGGAGCACCAGCTTTGCTTGCTTCGTCGTATCAGTTTACCTTACCTGGAAATGCTGGCAGTGTGGGTCAAGCACTAACAACTGATGGCACTGGTTCTTTGGGCTGGGCTTCATTGGCCCCGATCAATAGCCCTACCTTTACTGGCTCTGTCACCATCCCAGCAGGCGCGGCCATTGATGGTTATCTGACCACGACTGACGCGGCTTCTACCTATCTGACCACGGCTGATGCGGCTTCTACCTATCAAACCCAGGCAGGCATGAGCACTTATCTGACTACTGCCTCTGCTTCCTCAACATATCAAGCTAAATCTGGACTTGATAAGGCCTATTCAAGCGTTGGCCTCTCGTATTTCATGAGTTCTTTCTACTAATCTGATATGGCATCTGGAATCCTTGGGCACTCAAGCCCACCTGCAACAACCAATACTACTGTCTATACAGTGCCTGCTAGTAATACAGCTACTCTTAATATCAACGTTTGCAATCGAGGTAACAGTGCAATTACTGTTCGCCTTGCTATTGCTTCTACGGCTAGCCCTGCCGATTCGGAATGGCTTGAGTACGACGCTTCAATCCCTGCTAATGGTGTTCTTGAGCGTTCGGGTATTGTTGCTCAAGCCGGTGAGCTTGTTGTTGCATATGTGAGTGCAGCAACTGCTTCTGTCAATGTCTATGGTTACGAGGTTTAATTATGGGACGTTCTATTTCTCAGCCTACAAGTGTAGCAGGTTCAAGTGCAACACCTGATTTCAGGAATGGTCGCAGGCTTTTCTTTACTCCTGGGACACGATCCTTCACAGTTCCAATAGGAGTAACACAACTATATGCTCTGGTGATTGGTGGTGGATCATCGGCTGTTGCTTATTACCCCCAAAACTACGGGTATTATACTGGCATCTGGGTTCACGCTGGTGCTGGTGGTGGCTATGCGGAAGGTGTTATTAATGTCACGCCTGGCGAGTCGCTAGCCGTCACAGTTGGTGACGGTGGTGTCTTCAATAGTGGCAACTTTAACAGCCAACTGGGTGCAGCTGGTGGTACATCCAGCGTTGGAACATACTTAACTGCTACCGGCGGGGCTGCCGCTAATGGGAGTTCGTATTACTCCCCCCCTCTTGGAGGTACTGGTAGCACTTCTGGCGTTACTTCTCCGTTTGTAGCTAGTGGTGGAAGCGGTGGATCGAGTTTATACACCAATGGAGATGCACCAGGAGGCGGCGCATCTGGATCACCCTACGGCAATGGCGGTAATGGCTCACATTCAAACGCCAATGGAAATACTGGTGCAGGTGGTGGTGGTGGTTGGGGTGGTAATCAGCCTGCAGTTGATGCCGCCTTTTCCTCATGTAGCGGAGGCTCAGTATGTCGTCCCGGAAGTTTTAAATCCGGCCAAATTGTAGCTCCGGGTGCTGCTGGATTCTTTCTACCGTCAATAACGCCTAATGAAAGCCAAAATAATACTTATATTGACGGAACAACTACAAACTTAGTAACTGGACTTGGAAACTGGTGGTTCCTAACTGATGCAGATGGAAACGGTGGTGCTGGTGGTGGGCGTACCTCTAGCTACACTGGTTCTAGAGGTCTAAACGGTGGATTTGGTAGTGGTGGGGGTTCAGGCTCCAGTTCATTCGGCTGCGGCAATGGAGGTTTTGGTGGTGGAGGCGGGGGCTTGTCTGCCGGCGGTCAGCAAAATCAATCTATTGCCGGCGCAGGCGGTGTCGGTGGTGGTGGCGGTAGTTGTGGCTCTCTAACTGGCTCTTACTTTCAAGTTGTCGGCAGAGGCGGCGACGGTTGTGCAATTATTTACTGGTAACTAACATGAAGTACGCCCGCATTGATTCTTATTCACCTGTTGTTGCTGAGGTCTTTACACCTCCCCCAGGTTTTCAACTGACTGACTGCTTCACTCCTGATATTGTCGCTCAATTCCAGCCTTGTGCTGATGACGTTGTGCGTGGTTGGCTAGTCCAAGAGGATGGCACGTTTGCGGTGGCACCTGAGCCAGAACCTCCTTCGATTGAGCCGGAACCTTTACCACTTGACGCAGAACTACCTGCTGAAGATACGCTAAACCCTTAATAACTGTACCAACAAATGCTTACTATTCTCGGCATTAAAGTGTCCTATGAGGCACTCATCTTCTTTGGTCTTTTTATTGGCTCCGAGATCATCGGTGCTTCTAGGCTCAAGGAAAACAGCTTTGCTCAGCTCTTTGTGCGTATCGTAGAGGCTATCAAGCCCCACCGTACTGAGGATGACAAGATCCAACGTGTAAAAGATACATTTAAGTAATTGTCATGGTACTGCTGCAAGTTAAGCAGTATTACCCACAGACTGATAGTGCAACAGGTCACGGAGATCGGATGTGCTTTAGCTCAACATGCGCTATGGCAATCAAGTATCTCCGTCCTGATGCGCTTCGGGGTAGTAATGCTGATGATGATTACCTGAGAACTGTTCTCAAATACGGTGATACAACTCAATACACCTCACATCTTAAAGCCTGTCAGCAGTACGGAGTGTTTGCCACCTTCTCACAAAAAGGTACACGGCAGACACTTATCAACGAACTGAAGGCTGGCTACCCCGTAGCAACTGGCATCCTTCATAAAGGACATGTATCCGCCCCGCGTGGAGGTGGTCACTGGATGCTTCTCATCGGTGATGATGGAGAACGTGGTATCTTCCACGATCCCTACGGTGAGATGGATAACGTCAACGGCGGGTACATCACTATTGGTCGTGGTGGTAAAGACGTTAAATACTCCTGGAAGAACTGGTTACCCCGTTGGGAAGTCGAAGGCAGAGGTACTGGATGGTTTATGACCTTCCGTCCAATGCAACAATCACAACCCATCACTCTTGTTGAAAACACCTGGAAGGGAGTTAAAGCTGCTGGTAAATCGGCTGGAGCTAAGTTTCCTGAGGTTGTTGCTGCTCAGTGGGCTTTGGAGTCTGGCTGGGGTAAACACACCTCAGGTAAGAACAACTTCTTTGGAATCAAAGGGAAGGATGGTGAAGGAACCTTTGTCCAAACCACCGAGTTCATCGCTGGAATGGAAAAGAAAGTCAACGCCTGGTTCAAGAACTATCCCTCCCTCCAGGACTGTGTGACTGACCTGATCAATAAGTGGTACAAAGACTACAAAGGATATAAGGGTGTTAACCGTGCCTCTAGTGCTGAGGAGTGTGCCCAACTTCTTGTTAGGGAAGGTTATGGAACGGACCCTATTTATAGCCACAAACTGATCTCTATTATGAATAGCAATGACAAATAGACGTGCTACTGAGGATCAGTTTGACGAGTTGCATAGGCTTGTGACTGAGACTCTGATTACCAAGATTAAATCAGGTGAAGCTGGTCCTGCAGATATAAAGGCTGCTACTGATTGGTTACATAAGAACAGCATTACAGGAGTTGCAGTTGAGGGTAGTCCTCTTGCCAATCTTCTAGACACGATGCCTGAGATTGATTTTGAAGCCGTACAACGGATTATTCGGTAATGGATGAAACAGTAAGGAACACACTTGCTGCTGCTGCTTTAGGCCTTTTTAGTTGGCACCTCCTCACCTTACACAATATTTCTCGATCCGTAGATGTTCTCGTTGAACAGATGGGAATGTCTAATAGTCGGATTGAACGCCTTGAAAATCACGTTTACTTTGGCGAAAAAAATGTCCCAAGGCAAAAGTAAATCAGCCAAGTATTACGCATCTAATGCTAAGGCCAGAGCAAAGAAGAATGAGTACCAACGCAAGCTTAATAAGAAGCCTGCCGTTAAGGCTAAGTCCGAAGAGCGGTGGACCGAACGCCGTAAACGTGGCTTAGCTGGTAAAGGTGGCTCCGACCTTTCACACACGAAGAGTGGTGGGATGGTATTGGAATCCCCTAAGAAGAATCGTGCCCGTAATGGGGCTAATGGTAAATCAACTTTGAAATAGGGTATGCCCCCTCTCACTCCTGATTTCTATCTGGCTGAGCTTGTTGCAATGACTTCCTCAGAAGCTAAACGGATGTGGCGTAAAGCAATTAAGGAGCTATTTTCAAACAAATGTATTTACTGTAACTCTGATCGTGATCTTACTCTTGATCACGTAAAGCCCAGGTCTAAAGGTGGGGATAACATCTCAAGAAATGTTGTCTGTGCCTGTCGCTGCTGCAACCAACAAAAGGGGTCTGAGGACTACCTCTCTTGGTATCGCAATCAACCCTTTCATGATTACCTAAAGGAATGGCAAATCTCTGCTTGGACTGAGGCTGCCTGAGAGGCACCTAGGAGCCCCTGTAAGGCCCCTTGCCCCTCTTTTCGGTGTACTACCACCTATGAGTAATAACAACGCGGTCCTAGACCGTTTAACGGGGGACTTTAGGTATTTCCTTAGTGCTATTTGGAAAGAGCTTAACCTCCCCCAGCCAACACGTGCCCAACTGGCTATAGCTAAATATCTTCAGAATGGGCCTAAGCGTCTACAGATCTCAGCCTTCCGGGGCGTAGGTAAGAGCTGGATTACGGCTGCCTTTGTTTTGTGGACCTTGTTCAAAGACCCTGATCAGAAGATTATGGTGATCTCAGCGTCGAAGGAACGCGCTGATAACTTCTCTATCTTCTGTCAGAAGCTAATACTAGATATACCTTGGCTTGCCCACCTACAACCAAAATCAGATGATCAACGCTGGTCTCGAATTTCCTTCGATGTAGGTCCTGCTAAGGCGCACCAAGCGCCATCCGTCAAGAGCGTTGGCATTACAGGCCAGATGACTGGTAGTCGTGCCAACCTCCTGATCTTTGATGACGTTGAGGTTCCTGGTAACTCCGCTACGGATATGCAACGGGAAAAGCTCCTGCAACTGGTAACAGAAGCAGAAGCCATCCTGATCCCAGAAGGACACTCAAGGATCATGTTCCTAGGGACTCCCCAGAGTGTGTTCTCTATCTACCGGAAGCTTGCTGAGCGGTCCTATAAGCCCTTTGTGTGGCCTGCTAGGTATCCCCGTAAGGTCAGTGGGTATGAGGGGTTCCTTGCTCCTGAGTTGGAAAACGACTTAGAGGAGCATGGACATCAGGAGCTGTCGTGGTCTCCAACCGATACCCGCTTCTCCGACTTCGACCTGATCGAACGGGAAGCAGCGATGGGACGGAGCAACTTCATGCTCCAGTTCATGTTGGATACCTCCCTCTCTGATGCGGAGAAGTTCCCCCTCAAGTTTCAAGATCTCATCGTTGCCTCAGTCAACCCTGACCAAGGCCCTGAGAACATCGTTTGGTGTAGTGACCCTAGGAACGTCCTGAAGGAGCTTCCAGCTGTTGGTCTGCCTGGAGATCGTTACTATTCCCCAATGGCCATCCAAGGGGAGTACAGGGCTTACTCAGAGACCATATGTGCTGTGGACCCCTCCGGTAGGGGTACAGATGAAACCGTAGCCGTCTTCCTCTCTCAACTCAATGGATTGATCTACGTCCGTGAGATCAGGGCTTACAAGGAAGGCTACTCCGATAACACCCTCCGTAACATCCTCTCCGGTTGTAAATCCCATAAGGCCACAAGAGTCTTGGTTGAGTCCAACTTTGGTGATGGGATGGTGTCAGAACTCATGAAGAAACACGCCATCGAAATGAAGGTTGCTGTGGACTTCGATGAGGCCAGAGCTACCACCCGTAAGGAAGAGCGGATCATCGATACCCTGGAACCCCTAATGAACCAACACAGGTTGGTTATTGATCCCAAGGTGATCGAGTGGGACTACCGCTCCAACCCTGATGACGCTCCTGAGCTACGCCTCCAGTACATGCTGGCTTATCAGATGAGTCGGGTGTGTCGGGAGAAAGGTGCAATCAAACACGATGACCGCCTAGATGCCCTGGCCCTTGGCTGTAAGTATTTCCTGGATGCAGTAGCCCTCTCGGCGCAACAGGAGATCGTGGAACGTCGGAAGCAGGACTGGAGGGATATGGTCACAGCTTTCCTAGACCACCCCCAATCGGCCACTGATCTGATGGTCCTGGGGGCTACCCCTAAACAGATGCGAGATGGGTCCAAACCCCGCATCCACACTTGGATCTAACCCTTTAGCCGCCATTCTGCGACGGGATCCTACCGTCCTTCGGTGGGCTGCTAGTCCTTTCATATTGATCGACATGTCTGTCTATCCCAGGTTTAAAAACGTCACTAC